ATGCGCAGGACGGTATTGACAGGCGTTGCACAAACCACGGGTCAACTGCAGGTGAATCGAGCGCAGGAAATGGGCGTTGACCTGGTACAGACTAGCGCACATGCGGGATCACGTCCCACTCATGCAGTATGGCAGGGCAGGATATTCAGTCGATCTGGTAGTTCATCCAAGTATCCCCCATTCGTAGAATCAACGGGATACGGCAAGGTGGACGGTCTCTGTGGAATAAATTGCAGGCATTCATTCTACCCGTTCTTCGAGGGTTATTCTGATAACGCCTATACCGCGAAGGATAGAAAAGAATTAGCGGATAAAACTGTCAAATTGAATGGTGATGAAGTCAGTCAGTATGAAGCAAGCCAACGGCAAAGACAAATTGAAAGAGAAATCAGGAATTGGAAACGTCAATCATCTGCATTAGAAGCTGCGGGCAAGGATAATTCCTATGAATCCGGCAAGGTGAATGAATGGCAAAAGTCTATGAGGGATTTTGTCAGCCAGACACAGCTCCAAAGACAACGTGTGAGGGAACAAATCTAATGAGTAATGATGCAAATATTATCATCCATCACAAGGATATATTACCGGGAAGATATACGGAATATTTTAGTTGGTCGGGTAATAAAAAGGCGCAGGTATTTATTCCAGAAAGATACTCATTAGATAGATTTCCCTTTCCCTTGCGAAAAGTTGAAGAAAGATTTGATATGGATGGCGCTTATTATCTGCGAACAGACGTTGCTTTTTGGTGGGTTACTGATTTTATTGCAAAAGTAAAGCGGATATTCAACTGGATTAATCATCGTTTGATATTAACCGCTTGCGTATGGGGCTTAGGGAAAGCAGATCCTGGGAGTATCCCATCATGGAGCGCAGTTCTCAAAAGGCGGTGGGGATAATGACAGATTATATCGGACAAGTAATCAACGGTTGGACTGTTATCAGTCAAGCCGATGTAATACCGGGGCATAAGCCCTTATGGTTCTGTGACTGCAGTTGCGGCAGACGAATCATGGTTGACGAGGCGCACCTGCGCACCTTGAAACCCTGCAATTGCGGCGAGGTTGAACAGCCGAAGAAAACCCGAAAGAAAAAGAATGAGTAAAGAATTTCGGGCGTTCCTACAACTCATGTATTCACTAGCAAAGCAGTTTATTAGTTGGTATGAAAAGGAAATAAAACCAACGTAGAAATCATTTTACAGTATCACGCTTTCGGGCGGGGTACAACCTAACAAGTGGGACGGAAAATCGCCACGCTTTTGACAGAGAAATCTGTTAGGAGCGTGGCTTTTTTTATTTCGTTATCTGCCAAACGTAAAAGGGGCAGGCATTGATGGTGCTGACCATCTCAAAAAAGCTAAGTGTGGAAAAAAGGACAGGTAAAAAATGAACAAGAAGGAACTTTTGAAACTCGGATTGACCCCGGAAGCATTGGAAAAAGCCGGACTGGAAGCGGGCGTGCTGGATGAAATCATTGTCCTGCATGGCAAAGGCATCGAAGCCTCAAAAAAGGAAGTGGAAGATGCCAAGGCTGAAACGGAAACCGCTAAAGGGCAGTTGGTAGAAGCCAACAAAGCCATAGACGGATTCAAGAAATTGGATCCCGAAGGCATCAAGAAGGCTGCTACCGATTGGGAACTGAAGGCTAAAGAATGGGAAGCCAAGAACAAGGAAACCCAAACGGAAGCTGAAAAGAACCTTGCCGCGCTGAAGTTCGACCATGCCCTGGACGGTGCATTGACAGAAGCCAAAGCCAAGAGTGCAAAGGCGGTCAAAGCCTTGCTGGATATGAACAATCTGAAACTGAATGAGGCGGATGGTTCGATCATCGGACTGGATGACCAACTCAAGAAAGTCAAAGAATCCAGTAATTACCTGTTCGAAGGTGACGAAAAGACCCCCAGGATCGTTATGGGGGGAACGAGTAAATCTGTGATTGTCGATGTGGTGGAGGAAGCTGCCCGTAAGGGGGCTGGACTAAAGCCACAAGAAAAATAAGGAGTAATTAGAAATGGCTCAAGATTTAAGTGCTTCATTAGCAACTAAGTTTCAGGCGATTTTGGATGAGGTTTATAAAGCCTCTTCCCTGACCGCCCGGATGGATTCTATTTCAAAACCCGTTGATTTTGCGGGTGCCAGTACTGTGAAGGTTCTCGCAACCTCGATGGTTGGTTTGGCTGACTATGTTCGGGAAACCGGCTATATTGCCGGCGATGTTACCCTGACATGGCAGTCCTTAGCCCTTGCTATCTCTCGTGGACGCGAGTTCTCGATTGATCGCATGGACAATGAGGAAACTTTAGGTATGGCATTTGGAACCCTGGCGGGTGAATTCATCCGCACCCAGGTTGTTCCCGAAATTGATGCCTACCGTTTCGGCAAATACGCTTCAGCAGGCACTGGCAACGAAATCGCTGCCACAACCTATACTTCATCCACTATTTTAGCTGGATTGGATGAGGCAAAAGCCGACTTGAATGCCGATAGCGTGCCAGAGGAAGGGCGTTTGCTCTACATTTCCGATTCCTGCAAAGGATTCCTTGAACAGGCTGTAACTCGTATGCTTGGCAATGAGAATTCGGTTGACCGCAGGGTTGGAACCTTCGACGGTATGCCTGTCATCATGGTGCCTCAAAGTCGGTTCTACCTGACGGTTGCTTTGACCGCTGGGTCAGCTACCACGGGTGGATTCGCGGGAACTTACCCCCTGAACTTTATGATCATCCATCCCTCGGCCGTAGTTCAGGTTGCGAAATTTGCTGACCTGAAAGTTTTTAGCCCTGACATGAACCAATCAAAAGATGCTTGGAAGATTCAATACCGCTTATACCATGATGCCTTCGTTCTCACTAACAAGCTTAACGGAATCTCCTATTGCCACAAAGTAGCTGCATAAGGCGGTGCTAACATGACCCCACTTTCAAGTATTAATGGGATTGATTGGCTGCAGAAGGAACAGGCGAACGAAGATGTAATCGGTGCCGCCGTTGCAGCCAGTTCAGCTCTAATGTCCGTTGCAACGGACGCGGAAAACATCACCGGAACGTCAGACTTAGTAGCCAGCACCCCCGGCACAATGATGGCAGCTTTGGCTGCTCTAGCATTCCCGATTGGCTCCACTTCGACGGTCACAGTCTCAGACACCATTGCCACCGCCGCGCTAGGAACCGTCCGCGCATTACTCGGGTCTATCAATTTGACCGGGACGGGTGGAACAACCATCGCAAGCGGCACAGTTTGTGGTGCGCGCGGGGTGGTGACACTGACGGGAACCAATACCGCCGGAGGTGCTTATTTATATGGCACACAAGGCAAGATCATCATTCCTGGAACGCTTAATCATGCCGATAGCCGTGTAGCTCCGTTAGTTGCACAGCTTGATTGTACAGGCGGAACAGTGTCAGCCGGGGAAATGTCCGGCGTATGGATCGACACGGTGGGCGTGACCGGAATCCCCTTCGCAGAATTCAACGCAGTCCGCATCACATCTAACAAGGATGCCAAGTTCACCTCGTTGGTATATGCACAGTCGAACGCTTCATTTGTGTTCGATTGGGTCATTCCTACGGGTGGATTAAACGCATTTGTGGCTACTGCTGGTACTGGTGCCGGTTCTGCTGGTGCCGCGACTGGTGTTGCAACAAAGGTATTCCTTATCCGGTCTGCTGGCATAACTTACTACGTGCCAATGTTCTTAGCTAACACTTAATAGGGATAATTGCGATGACTAAAAAAGAACTCGAAGAAAGATTGGCAAAACTACATTCAGAGCAAGAGTTAGTGCGTAAAAACCTGATTCAACTTCAAGCGAATCTAAACGCTTATGAGGGTGCAATTCAGGAATGCGAACATTGGTTGTCGCAATTAGACATCGAAGAAACACCGCTAGAAAAAAAGAAATAAAGGACTGAGGCTATGACAACTGCATACGCAACTTACCAATATTACACGGGTACATTTCTCGGTGTAAACATAGCCTCAGTAGATTTTGCGAGGCTGGCATTGAGGGCATCCGCAATCATCGACCAAATAACCTTTCAACGCACGGCTGCCATTATTACGGCTGCAACGGAAACCGCAAAGATAGACCTAATTAAAATGGCGACCTGCGCGGTTGCAGAACAGATACAAACGAATGACACTTCACCCGGGGGAATTCAATCAGAATCGATTGGCGCGAATTCAGTAACTTATGTCGCGGGGGCGAGTTCTACGCAATCACATCTAAAGAAACTAAGGGACGCGGCTAAGACATATCTCGATTCAACCGGACTGTTATACCCTGGATTCTTAGAGGATGAATACGGTGGAAGTTCCATCGAGGACGCATGAGAACCAACACGTCATGTACCATATTTAATAAGTATGTCGTTACGGGAAATACGCTATATCAACGGACGGTCATATCAGCCGTTGAATGGGAGAACCGTAAGGCTGTAAACGTCATTAAGAGTGGACTGTTGGAAGCCGATAGTGCGGTCATATTCATCCCGTCCTCGAACGTCACTACATATCTAAAATCTAAAGCATGGCAAGCACTATCGACCAAAACAGGGAAATGGACATTGCAGAATGGGGACGTGATAGTCAAGGGAACGGTAACAGACGAAATCCATGCCGCTGTTGTAAGCCCTCCGAGTGCCGCGTTCACCATGACAGACCTAAAAGCAAAATACGATGACGTTATCACTATTCGCAGTGTAGATACCTTTGATCTGGGTTCGACTGCGCTTCAACACTGGAAGGTTAGCGGATCCTGATGCCCCCACCTATTATCAACACTCCGCGTGGAAGTATCATAATTCAGGGAGGTGTTACCGCTAAACTCGAATGGAATCCTGATTTTCAGGGCAAATGGCAAGAGCGATATTCATTAGCGCAACAGTTTGTAGACTCTGAGATCCTCCGACTTTGCGAACCCTATGTACCACTTCGAACGGGAATGCTTGTCATGTCAGGGATATTGGGAACCTTTGTTGGTTCTGGCGAGGTGTCTTGGATAGCTCCCTACGCACGCAGGCAATACTACAGTCCACGCAAGCCGGGGAGTGAAACGGGTCTGCTTAGAGGTCCCTTCTGGTTCGAGCGAATGAAGGCAATAAACGGTGCATCCATTATCGCGGGTGCGCGACGAATAGCCGGAGGGCATAAGTGAGCATAATCTCAT